GAAAGCGGGAAGGAATTGTACACCAAAACATGGTATGCACCAACATGGGAACACGCCTTTAGAATGGCTGAGATTTATCGCAATGTAACATTGCATGATGCCTTTGATTTTGTGTTGAAGCGTATTTGAAATTAAAATATTTTTACCTAAATTCGTATAAGACAAATAACTATGGATATAATTTACTTGATTATCTTGACACCAATCACCATTGCGGTGATGTATGGTTGGCACTGCATTAAACGCAACAACAAGCGTTTTGAACAAACACCCGAAGCAACCCCCTACCAATTTGAAAAGGATGAGTACATCCCCGAATTCAATGAATTCACTCAAATGTTGGTTCAACGCAGAATGTACAAAGGCAAAGCAAAATGACAACTATATATTTTTTATTCATTGATTGGATGGAAGAATTCCAAGACATTTTATCAACCGATAGATACAAACACATTACAATTGTGGAAAGACATTATCACAACGATGGAACTTGTGAAGCAACCATCACGGGCTATAAAGATAGTGACCTATTCACACTTGGGATGGCTTTTCAACTACGACTACAATTATGACAACAAACGAAGCATTAAACGAAGTATTCATATCATGGAACAACAAAAAAGAAGCGCAGTAACCAATGTAACTGCCAACGGAACTTACAATGGTCAGTACGGCACATTGTACAAATTTGAAGTAACCTTTGCCAATGGCGATTCGGGTGAGTATGCAAGTAAAAGCCAAAACCAAACCAAGTTTGTGGTTGGTCAAGAAACTGATTACACCATTACATCCAAGGAATTCAAAGACCGCATCTATTACAAGATTGCCCCAGTAATGGCACAACCGCAACAAGGTTCATTCACACCCAAGGCGAAGGATCCTGAAACATCAAAACACATTATGCGTATGAGCGTGTTGAAGGTAGCAGGTGACCTTGCCATCAATGGGAACATTCAATTGAATGAAATCCTTTCTTACGCATCAATATTTGAAGCGTATGTGGTAACTGGCATGGACACTTTGAGTAAGTACAAGGTTCAAGATAACGATCCATTACCATTCTAATGAAAAAAATGATTGAACAACTATCGGACACGATGTTGGAAGTTGGGGGTGGAAATTACTGCCCCCTTCAATTCCACATTGAATTAAAGGAATTGGCGGATATCATCAAGGACTTTCAAGACCAAATTAAACCCCTTGCATTAACCGAAGCATCCAAATGGCATGGTCAAGTGTATTGTGGCTACGAAATAACCAAGAAAGCTGGTGGCGGAAGGTACAATTATGACCATATTCCCCAGGTTATTAAATGCGAATACAACGCATCTAAATGGGATGAATCACAACGGGCTGCAATGGTCATGTTGTCACTTTTACTTATTGGGATACTTTATCTCAAAGAAGAATTGGATTAATAAAAAAGGGGTGGCATCGGCAACCACCCCTTAATCCTATGATATGACAAATAACAAGTACGGATTGATGCAAAGATAAGTATTTTTTGTATATTTGTTGCGTTAACTGGAATGTAGCAGATTCCGTATGTTAAAAGATTTTTACCCCGTTGGGTTGGTTGCACTGCTACTGCACCATCCCGATGGGGTTTTTTAATTTATGATTTACAAAACAAAAACAAAAATTGAAAATCGTTGGGTTGTCATCAAGGTGTACGCAAATGGTGTGTATTGGTTTACTTATGACTTTTTAATTGACTTGGCAGAAATGATGTTGACTGAACATCTACCACACAAACGATGGGCATCAAAGAACTTGGATGAAATACGCCAAGCCATTGAAAAACATCTTAATGAGAATTGACATGGCTATTTTTAGGAAGATTCACACATCCTTTTGGAGTGATCCGTTTATTCAGGACCTGGACAACGACCATCGTTTATTCTATTTGTATTTACTTACTAACGAACGCACAAAGCAATGTGGAATTTACGAAATCAGTAAAAAGCAAATGGCGTATGAACTTGGATACAGTATAGATAAAGTATCCAAACTCCTTGCATACTTTATCAAAGTTGGCAAAATCCTATATTCGGAAACAACAAAGGAGGTTGCATTGAAGAACTGGATGAAATATAATGGTTCAACATCGCCAAAAGTTGTAAGTTGCATAAAATCAGAACTTTACAGTGTTAAGGATAGAGTATTGATAGAGTATGTAAACGGTATGTATACTGCATCGCAAGAAGAACAAGAACAAGAAGAAGAAAAAGAAGAAGAACAAGATAAGAAATTTAAGAAACCAACCATTGATGAAATTGCTTTGTACATGGATGAACAAGGAATGGTAAATGTGTCCGAGCGTTTTTACAATTTTTACGAAGCAAAGGATTGGATGATTGGCAAAAACAAAATGAAAAATTGGAGGGCTTGTGTTATCACATGGAAAAAAGACAACATGAAATCAATTGCACCAGTTACAACAAAACAACCAAAAATGTTTAATCTTGAAGAATATGACTGAGCAAATTGAGGAATATGTTTTAGGACAATTATTGTTCTATCCACAAACACGGGCATTTTTGCCACGGATTAATGCCGAATGGTTTGAAACTGCATTGTATCGGAAGGCAGTTAAGAACATGATAACCAATTATCATTCAAACGAACCCGTTGACTACATCACAACAACTGTTGGTATGACACAAAAAGACCGAATCAAGATTGTTGAGATTGGTCAAAATGTACACGATGTTGCCAATGTCAGCCAATACATACCAAAGTTGGAACAAAGGTATTTGCACAAACAATTTATTGAGCGATTGGCTAAGTTGGATTTGACAAAAGGATTGAAGGAATTAATGGAGGATACACAAACCATTATTGAATCAACAAGGTTTACAACCATCAACGATCCTGAATCTATTCACAAGATAAGTGCAAAAACTTTGGACAATCTTATTCAATCAATTGAACGAGGTGAACGCATAACGGGTAAACCAACAGGATGGGCATCATTGGATAGGATATTGGGTGGATGGAATGCGGGTGATTTGATTGTAATGGCTGCGCGACCTGGTATGGGAAAAACTGCATTGGCGTTATCACTTATTTATGAATTTTCAAAGTTGGGTGGCAAAAGTTTGATTATCAGTTTGGAGATGAGTTCCGAACAATTGGTTAAACGATACTTTTCACTTATCACCGACATCATGAATCATAAGATTCGGAACGCATCATTAAACAAATATGAGGTTGAAAAACTATGCGATGCGGTAAATCAAAGCGATGTTGAGTTTTTTGTTGACCAAGAACCAAACGCATCATTGCAACAATTAAAAGCCAAAGCCAAAGTACACAAGGCAAAGCACGGATTGGAATTATTGGTGATTGATTACATCCAGCTGATGACGGGAACAAAGCAAAATCGCGAACAAGAAATTGCGGAGATATCCCGTGGGCTTAAATTGTTGGCAAAGGAATTGAACATAACAATCATTGTATTGGCTCAGTTATCACGGAAGCCCGAAGAAAGGGCGGATAAACGCCCATTGTTGAGTGACATTCGGGAATCAGGATCCATTGAACAAGATGCCGATGTTGTTATGTTCCCGTTTAGACCTGCAAAATATGAAGATGTTCAACCCGAAATTGAGGATGCGGAATTAATTATCGCCAAGAACCGACATGGTGAATGCAGAACAATACCAACAACTTACATAGGCAATAGAACACTTTACAAAGAAAATATGGGACAACCACAATTTTAATAATAAAATAATTATATTTGTATTGTATGACACATAAAACAAAGACGGTGGTTATTGAGTTGCTAACGCAATACCCCACATTTAGAGATTCGGACGAACAATTGGTTGCATGGATTTGGGGTTTAGAAATGAACAACAAAGGTTATTCAACTGGCAATCTTCCAACACAAAAATTCTTACGCATTTTGGCGGATGGGCAATTAACATCAAGTGATTCCATTACAAGGATGCGAAGAAAGGCACAAGAAGAACACCCCGAATTGCGTGGCACGAAATACAACCAACGCCAAGACAAACAATCATCAGTTAAAAAGGATTTGGGCTATGGTCCACGATAAGCAATGGTTCATTAACCGAATTGGGAAAAGAATTTACAGAGAAAAAAATGTCTGCAATTGCGAAGTGTGTAATACAGTTCACAAAGAAGGATTAATTATCACCGATGAGCAGCACGCCAATTATTTATACGATTGTCAAGAATTAGATTTAATTTACTATGAAAACACCAATAGAAAGATTCGTTGAGTGGTTGGAAGAAAATCACCCCACCGCAGTACCAGGACCCGAAGTGATTCACCACCTGAAACGATTAGAACAAATGGACCAACAAATGGCATACAATGCGGGTTTCACAAAAGCCAAGTCATTGTACCTTGACGCTGAATGAAACATCTTGAAAGCCGTTTACAAATCAACTGCGTTAAGTGGTTTCGGTTGGCATACCGCCAATGGGCAAACCATTTGATTCATGTTCCCAATGGAGGATCACGCGATTTGCGAACGGCTCAAAGATTAAAAGCCGAAGGAGTATTGCCAGGTGTAAGCGACCTTGTGTTGTTCATACCCAACAAAACACACCACGGGTTATTCATCGAACTAAAAATAAAACCCAACCGACAATCCACACACCAAAAGGAATGGCAAGAACTTGTGACAAACATGGGGTATGGTTATTCATTGGTATATTCGTTTGACGAATTTCAAAAAACAATAGAAGATTACATTGGTAACACTTGAAGCCATAGCGAAAAGACACACCGAATGGTTAAAGATTGCCAATTACCTTGGGGCAACACCTGACCAAGCGGATGACATGGTACAATCAATGTACTTGAAATTGGCAGAAATACAATTGGCGGAAGGAGATTTTACACGACTGACAAATCACCACGGAACAATCAATACCATCTATCTTTTCAAAATGCTTCACAATGCGTTTATGGACATCAAAAGAGCTGAAAAGCATACAATACCACACCAAGACCATTTTGTTCCAGTAGAAAGCCCCGAAATGGCTGAAATGGCACATTCCGACTTGATGGGTGAGGTGAAGAATGCAATTGATGAACTTCGTGACTATGACCAAATGTTATTGGAACTCCATTTTGTGTATGGGCATAGCATGAGAGAGATAGAAAAACGCACGGGGATTCCAACACATTCGGTGTTTAACTCCATCAAGAACGCCAAACAATTTATCAAACAAAGGACACAAAACAAATACAAGATATATGCAGAAGAAAAAAGACACACGGAAACAGTTTACCGAATCACGACCATCCATCGGACTGGGGGATACGATTCAGAAGGTCACGAAAGCCACGGGGATTGAATTTTTGACCAAGTTTGTAGCGGGGGAAGATTGCGGATGCGATGCCCGTAAACACAAATTGAACAAGATATTCCCAAACCGCAAACCATTGTGCATGACCGAAGGCGAATACGATTGGTGGACACACTTCAAATCCATCAACTCCACAACATTAAGCCCAACGGAAGCAACCAAGATTGCGGAAATGTGGTCAAGGATATTCCAAAGCAAAAGAATTTACAAGCCGTGTACTTGCAACCCAAAGGCATGGCAAACCATGATTAACGAGTTGACACAAGTGTATGAAACTTATCAAAGAAAAAATTAACCCCACTGGACCACACATTGAATCCAATTTAATTTACATTTGTGATAAGTGCAAAGTCAGGTTTGCGGATCGTACCCGATGGGCTGAATGGTTAACGGCAATTAAGAAATTAGATGCAGAAACACACTAAAAATTACATGGAGTATTTCGGCTATGATACCAGTGATTGGATTCAATGCGAAGTACCTGATTGTGGCAAACAATGTGTTGATATTCATCACCTGATTCCAAGGTCAAAAGGAGGCAAAGACAACATTGAAAACCTTATTGGATTATGTCGTGATTGTCACCACGAAGTACACTTTGGAACAAAATTGAAAAACGAATATTTAATAACAGTACACCAAATAAATATGCACAAATGATTGAAGCGTATAACATAAACGACATTCGCCCAAATGATACAAATCCAAGATACATCAAGGATACCAAGTTTCAGCAACTTGTAAAATCAATTCGGGAATTCCCTGATATGACCATGGTTCGCCCATTGGTAATTAACCAAGACAATATGATTTTGGGTGGCAATATGCGATACATGGCAATGAAAGAGCTGGGATTTACAACCGTGCCTTGCCAAAAGGTAGATTGGAGTGAAGAACGCCAAAGGGAATTTTTAATCCGCGACAACACAAATTACGGATCGTGGGATTGGGATTCACTTGCCAACGATTTTAACGCTGACGATTTGGAGGATTGGGGATTGGAACTGCCAAAAGTAATTGATGAAGTGGAGGATGAACCAACCATTACCACCGAAAAAATCACTTTGGAATACACAACCGAAGAATACGACAAAGTAAAACAAGCCCTTAAAAAAATAGCATCAACACCTGAACAAGCAGTTTGGAAATTATTAGAATTATGAAAGCATGGAGGTCAGTAAACCGCACAATCCCCATTGATAACGAATGGGTATTAATAGACACAAGCCAAGTGGCTTACATTATGGATGGTCAATGGTATTTGGCACATGATGATTCACCAATACCAACACCATATATGTGGATGCCCATTCCACTTTTACCAAATGATTGATTATGACACCTATTGACAAGGCGAAAGAACTGGTTGACAAATTCACCGTGGTTGGATTGCAACAAAGAAATGAAGGAGTACAATGCGCATTAATTGCGGTTGATGAGATAGTGAAAGAAATTCAATGTAACGAATTTGATTTTCAATCAAATGTTCCAATGTCGGTGTATACATATTGGAAAAATGTAAAAAAAGAAATTGAATTATTGTGAAACAAAAGTGATAATTATGGCAAACGAACAAAACTTAACACCATTCCAAAAGGGTACAGTTCCAAACCCCAATGGCAGACCAAAGGGAAGCAAGAACCGAAGCACCATCGCACGGAAGTGGTTGGAGGTAATGCAAGACGCAAAGAACCCCATCACTGGTGAATTGGAAAAACTATCCCAAGAAGATTTGATTACCCTTGCAATGATACACAAGGCAAGGAAAGGTGATGTCGGTGCGTACAAACAATTAATGGATAGTGGCTTCGGTATGCCCACCCAACAAATTGATGTTACCACCGAAAAACCAATCTTCAATGGTATTGATTTGGATGTGAAATAATGCTTCAACAAACCACTGCACAAAAGAAGATAGCCCAACTCAGAAAAAGAGTGCGGATAGTGCGTGGTGGAACATCCAGCTCAAAAACATTCAGTATTATTCCCATGCTTATCACATACGCGGTGCAAAACCCGAAGTGTGAAATTAGCGTGGTGTCAGAAACCATCCCGCATTTGCGAAGGGGTGCAATCCGTGACTTCCTAAAAATCATGGACATGGTTGGAATGTACGATGTAAACAAGTGGAACAAATCTTCACTGACTTACACATTCTCAAACGAATCATACATCGAATTCTTTTCTGCGGATCAACCGCAAAAGTTGAGGGGTGCAAGGCGTGATGTTTTATTTGTAAACGAGTGCAACAACATAGATTGGGAATCGTATTACCAATTATCAATTCGTACAAGAAAGTTTATTTACCTTGATTACAACCCAGTAAGTGAGTTTTGGGTTGATTCGGAACTTATTGGGGATAAGGATTCCGAAATGATTGTTTTGACATACAAGGACAATGAAGCACTGGATCCTGCGATTGTTGCCGAGATTGAAAAGGCACGGGACAAAGGCGAAACAAGTAACTATTGGCGTAATTGGTTTTTAGTATATGGTTTAGGACAAATTGGAAACCTTCAAGGGGTTATCTTTTCCAACTGGCAAACTATTGATAAGATTCCCGATGATGCAAGGTTACTTGGTTTCGGTGTCGATTTCGGTTATACAAACGATCCTACGGCAATAGTAGCCGTATATGAATACAATGGTCAAAGAATCGTTGATGAGGTCGCATATCGCACGGGAATGCTTAATTCGGATATTGCAAAGGCATTGCCTACCCATGTTCCAGTGTATGCAGATTCCGCAGAACCAAAATCTATTGATGAAATACGCAGATACGGCATAAGAATCAAGGGCGTAACCAAGGGAAAGGATTCTATCAACTACGGAATCCAAACCATGCAATCACAATCCTATTTGGTTACATCCACATCAACTAACCTGATTAAAGAGTTACGCAATTATTGTTGGGATACGGATGCCCAAGGGCGTACACTGAACACACCAAAAGGAACTGACCACGGAATTGATGCGTTTAGATACCATGAAATGATGGCTTTGGGTATCAAATCAAATTACGGAGTGTATTCAATTAAATAAATTGTTTATTTCGTGTGGGTTTTGTATATTTGCCCCATGACAAATTACATAAAAGCGGATGGCTTTGATGAAGCCATAATTGGTATTGACATGGTGCAAGAACGCATCATTTACTGCAAACAAAAAATGATTGACATATTGGTCCAAGATGAAATGGAAGAAATTGATGCCATTGAATACTTGGAATACAATACATGGAATACCTGGATTGGTGACAATACACCAATCTACATGGACCAAATGAATCATGATGAATTAATAGAAATGATAAATGAAAATTTGGACTGAATCCGAAATGGAGGAACTGCGTTTGTTATTCCCCAACACGCCCAACAAAGAACTTGCGACCAAATTCAACTGCACACTTTATGTCATTAGAAACATAGCGTGTAAGAACGGATTGAAGAAAAGCGAAGCGTACATGGAAGATTACTTGAAGAACAAAGCCCATCAGCATTTGCCCAAATTTGAAAAAGGATGCACAAGTTGGTGCAAAGGAACAAAGGGAGTAATGACGAATGGAGTTGAAACAAGATTCAAGAAAGGACAAATCCCACACAACATCAAACCAATAGGGCATTTAAGCACTTGTAAGGGCTATGTAACGATTAAAACGGAAGAAGGGTATAAGAAGTTGCACCGCGTAATTTGGGAACAACACAACGGGAAAATCCCACCATTGAAACTGGTGATATTTAAGGATGGCAACAATCGGAATTTTGACATTGACAATTTGCAGCTGGTTGATAAGGTTCACCATATGTTGAAACACCACCCAATGAAATACCCACAAGACATAAAAGATGCAATTAATATCAAAAGAGAAATCATAAAATACATAAACAAACATGGCAAGAAACAAGATTAACGATGTGCGTGACCACTTATTTGAAGTGTTGGAACGCTTAAAGGATGGTGACATTGACATTGAAACGGCAAAAACGATGGCGGATGTAAGCCAAGTAATTATCAATTCAGCAAAGATTGAAGTGGATTTCATCCGTATCACTGGTGCAAATCAAAACACGGGCTTCATCAAACTAACCGAAGGGGGTGACAAATGAACAATGAACAACCAACGGCAATTGAAATGCTTATTGATATTATTGAAGATAGAATTTTATTTTATCAAGAGTATCAAGAAAATTCAATTTTTGATAAAAATATGTTTTTTAAGGAAATTAGAGAATTGCAAATGGTAAAAAAATGGGCAATCGGTTTAGAAAAATTCTGCAAAGGAGGTAAACAATGACAGTAAGCCATTATCAGGAAGTTCACAACCTAAAACAAGAAATCAAGCGGTTAAGATTACTCATCGTTGAAAACAAGGTACAACATGACCGTGAACTGCGTTTGCTCAAACAAGAAATTGTACAACCCAAAACAAACATCAATGACAACCCCACAACCTGGGGTGAAGTGTTACGGGTTATTTGTGAGGTTATGGACATGACACCCGACCAAATCATTGCCAAGTCAAGAAAACGCAAAGCATTGTATGCCCGTCATATGTTCAATCACATATGCCGTAAAAGGTTGGGAATGACATTCATGGAGATAGGTAGTATTTCGCACCTGGATCACTCTACAATCATTTCATCGGTTAGGGAGTTTGGGGATATTTTGCACACGGACAAGGAGATGCAACGATACCATGCAAAGGTTCACACAATCTTACACGAAAGGTTAGTATGAATGTGATAAATTTCAGTGGAGGAAGAACATCCGCATACATGGCTAAACGCTTAATTGATGAAGGCGGTGAATATCTTGTGACATTTCAAAACACTGGGAAAGAGATGCCACAAACACTTGATTTCATCAATGAATGCGATAAGCGTTGGAACTTAAACATTGTTTGGTTGGAATATAGATTTGGAAACAATTTTGAGGTTGTTACATATGAAACCGCATCGCGAAATGGTAGACCATTTGATGAAGTAATTGCCCACAAGAAACAATTCTTGCCCAACCAAAGATTGAGGTACTGTACAACATTCATGAAGATTGATACACTGCGGAGGTATTTGAAATCCATTGGGATTACTGATTACACATCATTTAACGGAATCAGGTACGATGAACCAAGGAGATGGAACAAAATAAAAGATTCCGAATTTGATGTTGAATTACCATTGGTAAAATGGAAGGTAACTAAACAAGATGTGTTAAGCTGGTGGGAACAACAACCATTTAAGTTGGGCGTTAATGAACCATACGGAAATTGTGATGGGTGTTTCTTAAAAGGCAAAGGCAAGTTGGCAATCATCGCCAAGGAAAAGCCCGAATTGTTTGATTGGTGGATTAAACACGAAAATGAAAGTGGAAGCACATTCAAAAAAGAAATCAGTTATCAGCAAATCAAAGACAAAGCACAATCACAACTTGGGTTGTGGGATTCGGACCCATCGTTTGAATGCTTTTGCAACACTGATTGATAAATCCGTTTTATTGGTATGCAGTTACAAGGTTACAAAATTGAATTAGGTGCGTTGGATGAAATCAAAGCACTTGAAACCGAACCCAACAAGTTCATGGATAAGGCAATCCAATTGAAGAAAGAAGCCAAACAGAATTTCATTGAAGCCCAAAACAAATACAAAGCCATCGTTGCATTGTGTGATAAATACATCCCAATGGCAGAAAGTTTGGGAGATCCAAATGCAATTAAAATCATCAAGAACAAACGCAAAATGGCAAACGATATGGCAAAAGCGTTAAATATTGATATCAAAGCATTGTAATAATTTTTTCATGTATACAAATGAAGGGCAGTGATGCCCTTTTTTTGGCTTAAAACAATCACCATTTTAGGCGTTTTATAGATATATGATTGAAAACAAAAAGATAATTGTACCCACCGAACTGCGTGATGTAAAGTTACATCAAATGCTTACATACAACGGGTTAAAACCCGACATGGATGATGTATCAAGGCAGTTGGAAGCGGTGGCAATCTTTTGTGATTTGACCATGACGGAGGTGAAGAATATCCCCTTTGATACTTTGAAGTATTGCGTGGAGAAAATCACCACCATGCTGGAATCAAAACCAACCTTCACACCACGATTTGAATTCAAGGGTGTTGAGTACGGCTTCATCCCAAACTTTGATGAACTCACAACTGGGGAATTTATTGACATCGAAAATTACTGCAAAGAACCCAACGACCTTTGGAAAGTATTGTCGGTATTGTATCGCCCCATCACCAAAAGTGGGCAGAATGGTAGATACGAAATCATGGCTTACAATGCTGAATTAAACACGGCATTCAAGGACATTGATGCCAACACTGCATTTGGTGCGTTGCTTTTTTTTTGGAGTTTAGGAATCGACTTATTGAATTCTTTCCAGAAGTATTTGCGGATGGTGAGGAAGGGGGAAGTAACGACGAAATACGACTTACCAAAAAGTGGGGATGGTTTGGAATGGTCTACCGACTTGCTAACCGAAATTTCCTCAACCTTGACAATGTTTATACAAAGCCCATTCAAACCGCTCTCATGTGGACCGCTTACGAAAGTGACATTGCGAAGATGGAACAAAAAGCAATTAGAACAAAATGAACAATAATCACATAGGCACGGCATTTGAGTTAATGAAGGATATTGCCAATCAGGAAGGTTGGAATTATTCTCATGGTACATTGACCGAATTGGATTTCAAAGCATTCTTGGTATTCCCATTGATGCACTGCTCAATTCAATCCGTGGCATTGACTGACCAGGTTGCAACCATCCAAATGAACATTATGTTGGCGGATCGTGTGAACTACCTTAAAACTGAAAACGAACAACAAAACTTGATAACTGAATATTCGGAATATGGATACACCGAGAATCAAAACTATGGTAACATCCTTCAAGATTTGTATGTGAGATTATCAAAAGGATTGTGGCGTACTGAACAAGATTATTTTAACCAAGTACAATACATTCGCCCGATTACCATGCAACCATTTATTGAAACTATGGATTCAGTATTGGCGGGGTATCAAATTACGCTTGGCATTGAAGTAATTAACCCTTGGGTGACTGATGGCGATTGCGTTTAAGAATAGCAAAGCGGTTGTTGCTGAATACTCACAAAAGTGGGCGGTGGCTGCACGGCTATTATTGGAAGTAAAAAGACCAAGAACATCCATCCGTGCCAAGTGGAAAAAGGTTGGTGAAGGTTGGACACCCGTTTCAGTTACTAAAAAAACCTTCCGTGGTAATTATGTAGCAAGTGGACAGTTGGTTAATTCCATACAACCAAATCCGCAAGGCATGACCTTGGGTATTACCATGAACAAAACTGCCGACTATGTGCAGAATGGTAGAAAGCCAGGAAAGGGAATTCCACTTGATTCAATGCGTAATTGGACAAAAATGAAACGCATTCAGCCCCGTGATTTGTCAACGGGTAAATTCAAGTCAAAAGCAACTGCGGAATCAATGCGTTTTATGATGAATAGAAAGATAAAACACTTTGGCATTGAACCATTCCCGTTTGTACAAATGTCACGAACCGAGATACTACCCAAGTTTAACAAGGCGTTGACAAAAGCCATGGCACAAGATATTAAAAACCGATTTAAGCGATGATATTCAATCAACAACCCGAATCAATAGTTGGGTGTAATT